TACTGCAATCACACTACAGGCGGGCAAAGCTTCAAAACTTTGGGCCGCCTTTAATTCTTTGAGCGTTGTCGTACCGAATACGACGCAAAACTCCGTCACGCCAGTCGCGGTGACAATTGTTGTGGGGGGATAGTCGATGACCCCAGAAATCGTTCGATGGATCAAGATTGTTGTTCTTCGGACCCTGAAAGAGAAGAACCTCACCCGTCTTGATACCTCGACTCTGATTTCTGCCGGGATGCTCGGCTACTCTCAGGCTCTTACCCGCTTCGAACCAGAGCGCGGGTTCAAATTCAAAACTTTCGCAGAGCACAGAATCAAGGGCGCGGTACTTGACGAAGTGCGCAAGATGATCGGCGACGAGCGCGCGAAGACTAGACGCCCGATGAAGGTGGACGGTTACGACTTCGAAGCGATGAGCGATGACGGAAATACCGCGCGACTCATGGAAGGCAATTACGACATCGAACAATTTGCGTGTTTGATTCAATTGTCTCCTCGCGAACTCGACATCTTACGCTGTCGGGTCGAAGGCCATTCGATCCGCGAAATCGCCCAAGCCTTTGATTTCTCTGAATCAAGGGCTAGTCAATTGCTCGCCAGAATCAAAAAGACGGTGTACGCTTTCTATAGAGAACAAGGTGGCATCCATTTCGGTCTTACGACGCACATCTGTCCTGACTGCCAGGCAGAGAACATCGTCTCGGACAAAACTCCCGAATTTCACTGCGAAGTCTGTGAAGTGCGGTTGAGCGTTTTGAGTGGTGCTCCGATAGCGGTGGCCGAACCCGCAAATAACGATTTGGCGATTGACGAGGACTATGAAGAACGACTTGGTTGAACTGTCGAACATTCTTGATGAGCACATTGAAAAAGGCGAATCCCTCGATTTGAGCGAGCGCCGTCGTACAACTTCAAAAATCGACCAGTACGAAGAGGTGATCTCGAAAGGGCTTACCTTCGATCCGTTTTCTCCGCGCACGATGACCGCTGAATCTCCGTACTACAATCCTTACCTCCAACATCCAGACGGCGGGTTCATGCCGCATCCGGAAGAGACCTGGATTGCGGGACGTGCCGGAACTCAGGGCTACGAGACCGTGCGCGAATTTTACCGCATCACTGGCGACGGAGAGATGGACGCTGACTATCACCGCCCGAAGGTCATCGCTCAGGCTTCACGATCGCAGTTCGCTCGCTTCTCGAAGTCGATCGACTCGTTCGTTGAAGACGGCGAAACGATCATGAAGGGCGCGAAAGTTCCGGTTGGGACGACGCACACCTTCGCTGACGGCAACACGTACAAGAAACTCGCCGAGGGCAAGTGGGCTCCGGTCGCTGGCGTTGAGTCACATGCGACTCGTCGCTTGCTTGCGCACGAAGATCCGAAGGTTCGCCAACAAGCGAACGATCAGCTTGAGGTCCACGCGGGTCACAAGATGAAGATCAACGAGCTCATCAAGCAGAAGAAAAAAGAAGACGAAGTCGTTGGGCGCGCGAAGAACGAGGCGGTTCAAGCTGCGGCTTCGCACACGAAACAGATGATGGATAAGATGTACGACGGCAAGCCGCCTAAGCATCTTGAGGAAGCCCACAAGAAGATCATGGGCGATCACGGTGCGGACCTAGACCCGAAGGCGACTTTGGAAAAAGAGGGCGAGAAGCTCAAGCCGAAGACCCATCACGTCGCGGTGAAATTCACGCATCAAGGCAAAGAGTACAACCACAAGTTCGAAAACGTACACGGAACGAGCCATCAAGACGCCATCGCGAGGGTTCAAGAGATCCTGAAACAAAAGCTTCCGGGGCATCAATTAACGGGAGTTCGTGCTGAAACTCCGAAACAGGTGGAACAGAAGCCACCGCAGCGCCGCGAAGCCAACGCTTAAAAATTAAAAAGGGGAGAATAGAGTCATGGGAAAAGCAGAAGACGTTTTAAAGGGCCTTGGTTTCAATGTCGGCGGCAGCACAAACTTGCTCCACACCACAAAAGACCAACAAGCTGAAATCATCAACAAGGGCTTCGCTCGCGGAGAACAGTCCGGTCGTCAAGGCATGGACACCGCTCGATCGCGCTTGGATGGGACGCTCTCGCAAAACCCGTTCACTCAAAGAAACCTCTCGAAGTCTTTTGGCGTAGCGAAATCTGACTACGCGAAGGAAGACGACAACGGCGACAACTACGGCGCGAAATACGCGAAGCAAGACACCTCGATGCACTCCGACGCAAGCGAGATGGAAGCCGGGCACGACAAGGCAGAAGAAGTCGATTCGGTTCACGGGGCGGATGAAGAAGAGAATATGGCCGTTCGAATCGGCAAAAAGGTGAGAACCGCATCCACCCAGCTTTCGAACCCGATGAAGATCGACCGCAAGCCGACCGACGCGAAGATGACTCCGAACCCAAAGCAGGGCGCGAAGAAATCTCTCTCTCAAGAAGAACTGTTTTTGAAAGCACTCGATGGGATCGGACACGACACGGAGATCCGCAAAAGTGCAGAGATGGACAAGTGTTCATCGGAGATCATGAAGAAAAAATCAGTAGCCGCAAAAAAAGGTGAACTGGTTGATTGGGCGAAGGAAGAAGAAGGCGAAAAAGAGCACAAGAAGACTTTCGCCAAGAAGTCGAAAGAAACAGATCGCGCGCAGACCATGAAGTCAGAATCGGTCGGCGACATTTGCGATTCACTAATTGAGGTTGTTGCAGATCCAAATGATCCAGAAGTTATGGCCGCTATCCATGAGAACTCGAACTTCGGTCAACGTCGCGTTGAACCAGAAGTCGCTGTCGCTCAAAAATCGCGCGCCCCACATGTCCCGTTCCTCAAGAGCGCGGGGCCTGGTGGATTTGTTTTTGATTTCGGTCGCACTACTGGCAATCCTATGGCCGACGCCGCCTCTATTCTCCTCGCGCAAAACGCTGATCCACAACAACTACAAACGGCCAGCGATCAGGAACGTGCTTCTGAGTACGCGCTGACTCAGTACGTTCAAAAAGGTGATGCTGCGTTCTCCGGCAACAACGGCGGAACCGGCGTCAACGAACAGTGGGCAAAGCAAATGTCGAAGCCGATGGACCAACAAGTCCAAGAAGCTTTCGATGCGGGTGCCTTCGCAAAAGGTGGCAACCCCGCCGCGAGCACTCAAGATAACCAGAACAAAAAAGACTTTGCTAAATCGACTGCGACATTGAACGGTGAAACCCTCCACGGCATGAGCGAAACCGATGCTGCCGTCCTTGAAATGTTCAAGGCCGAGCAAGCTGCGATGGGCGACACCACCGGCATGAACATCATTGATGCTCAACACGGCGGCGCTCAACGAGTGACGATCGACGCGGGCACAGGAAAAGTTCACTAAATTAGTTTGAGGGGTTCATGGGAATAGTCTTACCGACGATCACCGCATTTGATTCGAGCGATGTACTGACGGGGTATGCCCGTCAGCTTCGCCACTTCTGGCGTTCGCAAGCCGAGGCCGAGAAGCTTCCGCATATAGGCGATCTGCTTGTCGGAGTATTTCTTGCGACTCTCGCTCGTCTTTTTCTTTCGCCCGTGAAAGCGATCAGCGTCAATTGCATCCCGCAAGTTCTCTTTTTGAGTGCCTTCGTAAAGATGGTCGGGGTTTATACAGCGCGGGTTGTGGCAGGTGTGGTTCGCTTGATGGTTCGGTTTGAGCTGCCGACGCAGTTTCAAGATCAGAGCCATGCGGTGAGTCTGGACGGTTTGACCGTTGACCCACACGCATCCGTAACCGTTTCCAGAAGTATTCCCATCCCACATTATGCAATCGCTCATGCGCGACGGTTTCTCACCGTTTGTTTTGGAGGTCAAGCGTGGGCATTGTAAGAAACGTACTACAACAAGGTATTGGCTTCGTGCGCGAGGAGATTCTCCCTCTGCGCGCGGACCTGTATAAAGCGGGCATCCTTAAACCGGACGCTCAGGCCTATGATCCAAAAGCTTCGCTCGTTGATCCGCTCTCGTATCAATCGACCGGGTACGGTTACAAGGAGCGGTATTCGCTTCTCGACTATCAGAAATGTCGGCAGATCACTTACGCCGATCCGATCGTCGCATCCGTTATCCAAACGCGGGTGAACCAAGTAGCCTCCTTCGCGATGCCTCAAGCCGACAAATACAAAGTCGGCTTCAAGATCAAGCTCCGCGACATCGAAAAAGAACCAACGAACGCGCAGCTCAAAGAAGCCAAAGAGATCCAACAATTCGTTTTGGCTTGCGGAGTGCCCGAAGACTTCGAAGACACGCCGGATCTCAAGCGCCGGGACAACTTCGAAACCTTCCTCAGAAAAATCACTCGTGACTCGCTCACCTTCGATCAAATCAACTTCGAGGTGACGCCGAGAAACAACGGCTTGCCCTATCGCTTTTCAGCGGCGGATGCAGGCACGATTCGGTTGATCGCTGACAAAAAAGAGAACGCCGAAAGAACTGGCGCTCCTTACGTCGATCCTCCGCTCATCAATCCTTTTGATTCAGAGAAAATCTTCAACGAGTACGACGCGAAACATCCGCGCACGGCCCAGGTCATCAACGGAGTGGTTCGCCACACGTTTGACGAATGGGAGATGGCTTTCGGAGTCCGCAATCCGCGCACGGATTTATTCGCGCAGGGCTACGGGTTTTCGGAAATCGAAATGCTCGTGACCACGATCACGTCCCACATGAACGCCGAGAGCTACAACCGGAAGTTCTTCTCCCAAGGATCGTCCATCAAGGGCGTTTTGGCGTTTGAAGGCTCCGTCCCTCCCGACCAGCTCGAAGCGTTCCGTCGCCAGTGGTACTCGCAAGTCACCGGCATCAACAACGCTTGGCGAACGCCGATCATGGCGCTCGGCAAAGATTCAAAAATGAATTGGGTTTCACTCCACAGCTCGAACCGCGAAATGGAGTTCGGGAAGTGGATGGAGTATTGTATCAAGACGATTTGCGGGGTCTTCCAAATGGACCCGATCGAAATCGGCTTTGATATTTCCCGCATGGGCGCAGGAGCCGGTGGAGGCGGGGGCGGCCTCGGGATGGCAAACCAATCCGAGCGCATCACCTTCTCGCAAGACAAGGGGCTCCGCCCGCTTCTCCGTCACATCCAATCCATGCTCAACGACTACGTCGTTTACCGCTTGAACCCCGACTTCGAATTGGAGTTCGTGGGCCTCAACGTCGGCGACGAAATGGGCGACATCGAGAAGACCGAAAAACAGGTCAAGACCTTCAAAACGGTGAACGAGATCCGCGCCGAGCATGACTTAAAAGAGATCGACCTCGATTCAATCGGCGAGAACCCTGGCAACCTGATCCTCGATCCGCAGTTCATCACCTTCGTGACCGGCCAACTTCAAGCGAAGCAACAAGCCGAGCAAGCCCAACAGGGCGGCGGCGTGGGACCTGACGGCCAACCGCTTCCGGCTCCGGGCGAAGAAGTACCTGACGACGGCGGCGATCAATCCGCAGGCGACGAACCCGACTACGACAACATGTCCGTCGAAGAGCTCGAAGCCGAACTCCAAAAACTTGAATCTGAGGGCAAACCGACCGGCGATACCGACGCGGCGAAACCCGGCGAAGACGATCCGACCGAAGCGGCTCCCCCAGGTGGGAAGCCTCCGGGAGGCGGCGGGAAACCACCGGGAGCTGGCAATAAA